ACTGACTATACCAAAATCATTGCAAGGCACATTGGGTACAACACCGTCCCCAATCAAAGCACCGCCCGTGATTGCTCCGCAGCCAAGACCTGCTCCTGCGCCAGCACAACCCAAAACTTCAGCCGTTCCGTCAGCAGAAGATTTAATTTCTCATCCAGAAACAGCTTACAGTTCTTTGACAAAACAAGGCGTTAGTGCGCTTCCCGATGAAAAAGAACGGTTGCTTGAACTTGGCAGAATTCAGAGACAACAAGATGCCGAAACTGAATTGTTAAAAGCTCAGAATACTGAAAGACAACAAAAAGAATACAACGACTCTGTGATGGCAATCAACAACAGAGAAAAAAATGACATAGAAGAAACTAAGCAAAAGATTAGCCAAACATCTCCTTTTGCTCCAACACCAGAAAGCGCAAAAGATGTAGCTGGTTTATTTAGTTTAGTAAGCGTTATAACATTTGGGTCTGGTGGTAAAGGCCGTTATTCTGGTATGCAAGCTCTTGCAAGTCTTACTGGTGCAATGAAAGGTTATCAAGCTGGCCGTCAAGATGTTTACGAAAAAGACATTAAAAATTTTGAAGAAAACTTAAAAGCCAACAAACAGCACAATGAAGAGTTGTTAAAAATGTTAGAGCTTGCACAGAAAGAATATTCAAAAGACAGAGAAAACGCACAATTGCTGCTTAATCAAGCGGTTGCACACGACTCTACAGGAGTGATTGCTCGGTTTGCAAGATCAGGAAATATTGCTGGCGCTATAGATGCCGCAAAAATGGTCATTGCTGGCCATGAAAAGATTGAAGAAAGAACACAAAAACTTGAAGATAAAAAGAAAGAGATTGATTACCAGATTGCTAAATACAAAGCCATTCATCCTGCCGCAGGTTTGTATGGAAACATGAACCCCAAGCAAATATTTGATGACAATGCTCATGCAATTGCTAGCTATGCAATGAATCCAAAAGATATTCCTATCAAGGAACGTGGCGCATTGTTGGCTGAAGCTCGCAAGATCAATCCTTCATACAACGAAGGCGATTACAACAACAGAAACAAGGCTATTGGATATTGGCAAATAGGTAAAGGAAGTCAACAACTTCAGTCGTTCAAGACCGTGCAAGGTCACTTGGATTCAATGAATAAATTGATTGATGCTCTGCAAAATGGAGACATCAAAGCACAAAACAAAATCATTAATTTCTTTAAAACACAATTGGGTGAAACAAGCGTTACAAACTTTGAAACCGCCAAGCAAGTTGTTGCCAATGAAGTTGTTCGGGCAATATCTGCTGTTGGTGGAACAAGTGCATTGGCTGATCGTCAAGAAGCGGCACGTATATTTGATGCTGCAAAAACACCAGCCATGCTTAAAGAAAGTATTGGAGTATTGCAAGATTTAATTTCTAGTAAAGTTGATACTGCCAGAGGGTTTTATCAAACCGCAACAGGTAGAGACGATTTTGATAAATTGATTGCGCCAACAACCATAAGTGCGCCAGCAACTACTACAACCGCATCATCTGCTCTTACGAAAGAAGAGCAAGCAGAATTAGCAGCTTTAAAGGCTAAACATGGCAAATGATCGTCAAGAACTTGAAGAATTGCGCCGTATAGATGAGCTAGAGCGTAAAGCTGCTGGCAGCAAAACTGACGCTAAAAAATCGTCTGCTCCTAAAGAAGAATCAGGTTTTGGCGATAGTCTAAAAGAATATGGTAAATCTTTTGTTGAATCACTACCTGCTGCTGGCGGCGGTCTTGCTGGCGCTGAAACCGGCGCTGCCATAGGTAGCTTTGCTGGCCCTATTGGAACTGTTGCTGGCGGTTTAATTGGCGGTATTGGTGGAGCTTATCTGGGTGAAAAAGCCAAAGAGACTGTTGGCGGCATGATTCCAGAAGAAGACGTAAAAGCAGCAGGATTTGGTGAACAGCAAAGAAAACAAGAACGCAAACAAAGTCCTATTGCTTCTACCTTGGGAGCACTCACTCCTGATGTCATGGCTCTTGGCCCAAGTCTTGTAAGAGCAACAAGGTATGGTGCGGGTTTATTGCGGTCACCAGAGCCGCTTGCCACAGTCAAAGATGCTGCTGAAGTTGGTGAAAAAGGATTTAAGTTGCTTCAAGATAAAGCAGGAAAATTATTAAAAACTCGCCAAGCCGAAGCAGATATTAATTATGAAAATGCTTTTAATGTTGCACGACAAGCACAAGCAAAAGGTGAGCCGTTTGCAGTTTCTCCTCAAGGACGAAATTTAATTGCAGAACTTGAAAATGATAAACGTGTAATTGCAGGTGGCAAAGAATTTGAAAAAGGCGAGGAAAAGATTGCCGGTATTGACAGATTGATAAAAGCAATCAAGGGAACCACAACGGGGGGAGGAACTGCTCCTGTTGGCAAAGGTTTGGTTTCTAGCAAATTGACTAAAAAACTGCCTACCAAAACAACAGAAAAAGACATTGAGGCTTTAGTTGAAGAATTGCGTTTCTTGCGTGATGTAGATGCTAAAGGAAAACCTTACGAGGCGTATGGTGCATTAAGCGCAGACTACAAGCGCAAGCTTATTGACAAACTTGAAAAGCAATTGTATGACTGGGCACCAGAGTACAAAGCTGCTGACAAGGCTTACAAAGATGCGTCTGCAAAACTTTCTCCATTCAAAACGCAACTTATGTCTGGCGCTTTAAAAGGCGAAAAATTCAATCCTGCCGATTTGGTTGCAAGTCCTGAACAATTTGGAAACACATTTTTTAAAGACAAAAATAGTGTTGAAAATTTAATAGAAGCTACAGGCGACAAAGCTGAAGTTGCTCGTTTGGCTAAAGAACATATTGCTTCAGTTTTTGCAAACAAGACCCCTCAACAAATACAAGCAATAGTCAGAGATAGATTGCAAGCTCCTTGGATGAAAGAAGCTGGTATTTATGATGATGTTGTTGAATATGCTAACAAAGCAACAAGCGCTCAAGATAAACAAAAAATACTTTCTAATTTGAAAAGAGGTGCTGTGTTAGGTATTGGTGCAACCGCTATTGGCGGCCCTGCATACTACGGCATTCGAAGAGGATTGGGATTATGAGCAAGAAAAAACAACTTGGTATTGACCCTGCGCTTGAAAAAGCCATTGCCAAACTGTTGGAAGAGACTGTCAATGATGTCACTGCCAGCTTGACCGACAAGATGAAGATTATTGATCGCAGCTTGAAATTGGAAGCCTTGAAACTCAAAGTGTCTGATGACGCATGGGGATCAGGATTCTTTGAAGAAGATGACGAGAGTGAAACATAACGATATACTACGGCTTTCTTTTAGGGGATGATCATGGAACAAAAAGTAGCTGCTCTTTTATCGTTGGCGTTAGCGGTAATTACCGACAGATTGTTAACAATCGTTGCATTGGGGATGACATTTGCCCTAGCAACGTGGATAATGAACAATCCTGACTGGTTAAGACTGTGCGCCTTTGGATTCTTCTGTGTCAGTGTGTTTCTGCCTGTTCTATACAAGGAGCGTAAACGTGAACAAACTATTCCAAACCCAGTGCCTGTACAAGGAAATGACGCATTCTAAGGATGCAACTTTTCGTAATGGCGACAACCGTGTTCCTGTAGACGGCACACTTCAATACCGGTGGGCTGACAGCATGTCCACTCTGCGTCCTGAGACTGGCCGCAACTTCATGGAAAACAAGGGTGTCTTCAAAGACAAGCACCCGACAAATCCAGAATCCAGCCCGTTCTATATGACCGGTGGCACAAAACGTAGCCATCCGCAGGAGTAATCAATGGCCAATATCACATCTTTTGCTCCCGCACCAATCAGCCAGGCCAATGGCCAAGCAATAACCCAAGCCAATCAACGCTCTGGTGCTTATGATGCCGTGGACAAGCTGCGGGTCAGCACACCCCAATCCTTGATTGACACTGACTTTGAATACGGCCAACAGTCTTCAAAGTGGGAACAAGTTGCACTGCAACAAAACCGTCAGTCTTGCTATTACTTAACCAACACGCCTTTGCAAGTCACTGCTATTGCTGGCAACCAGACAAACAAGTATCAGTTGGGAATTACTACCAGTAATAACACTACGATTCCTACAGGCACACCGATTTTCATTCAAGACCCGTTGGATGCCAATGCCGGTGGTTGGGGACTTGTGACCACAGCATCAAGCGCCAGCACCTCTTTTACAGTGACTATGGGTTCACAGACCACAACTTCTACTTGCTGGTCAGCCACTGCCACTTACGTGTACCAAGGCTATTTTTATAGCCAGTGTGGTATATCTTTGGGCATCACCACAGCATTTACTTTCTCTGGCGCAACAGTGACTTGTGTCACGGCATACCCTCATGGTCTGTCTGTTGGTTCATTGATTTTTGTCAACGGCACAACAGGACCATCCGCTGCTACACAGATCAACTCGCCACAAACAGTGGCTACTGTGACAAATGCAACAACATTCACGTTCACCAACGTCAATGGCACACCGTCTGCAACCATCACCAACGTGGCCAACAACACTACGCTGTATGCCCGTCCTTCTGGTTTTGTGGACTGCCATGCTTATGATGGATCGGTTAACTTCACTGCTGGCGCTGCTGTGCCTAACGCAATCCTGTTCCGTCAGACCCGCAGATATTTCCGCTATCAGTCTGGCAAGGGCATTCAGTTTTCTACTGGATCAATGCTTGCCCCTCAGATTCAGACACCTACTCTGACGGCTTCTGGTTACACGGTAACAGTGACAACCAAGACCCCACACTTGTTGGCAATCAATACGTATGTGAAGGTGTCAGGCGCAGACCAAACAATTTACAACGGTACATTCTTGGTGCAGTCCGTTCCTACTGCCACAACTTTTACTTACTTCACCGCAGGTAATGTCGTGCCAAGCGTTCAGACCGAAACGTCTACTGCACCCAACATCTTGCACGTTAGCCCAATCAATTGGTGGGGCAGTAGCAACAAGATTGGTTTCTTTGACCAACAAAATGGATTCTTTTTCCAATACGATGGTCAACAACTGTATGCCGTTTTACGCAACAGTATCAACCAAATACCTGGCACTGTGTCTGTGACCAACGGTAATGCCACGGTTACTGGTAGCGGTACACAATTCTTGAGCAATTTGGTGGTAGGTGACTACATCGTTATTCGTGGTCAGTCTTACAAAGTCTTGACCATTACAAGTGACACGCAACTCTATATCTCTCCTGAGTACAGAGGAACAACGATTGCCAACGCTATTGTGTCTCGCACTATAGATGTAAAAGTCCCGCAGTCACAGTGGTATGACACGTTGGATGGCTCTAATAGTCTTTCCAATCCGTCTGGTTATGCGCTTGATCTGACCAAAATTCAGATGTGGTACATCGACTATTCTTGGTACGGTGCTGGCGCTGTTCGGTTTGGTATTCGTACTGTTGGCGGTGCTATCAACTATGTCTACACATTCCAGAACAACAACGTGCAGTACACGGCTTACTTGCGTTCTGGCAACTTGTGCAGCCACTATGAACAAAACAATGAAGTCCCTGTGACTAACCTGTTGGCAAGTATCGGCACTGGTGACACAACGATCAATGTCGGTAGCACACAGAGTTTTAACCCTGCCGGCGGCACTGCGATCATTCGTGGCAACGGTACGGCTGGTGTGGTGGAGTACATCAAGTACACAGGACTGACTGCCACAACCCTGATAGGTGTGACCAGAGGCCAGACTGGTGGTGCGGCTGCGACTGCGTTCACTTATTCAGCTAGTGCGCCTGTGACAGTGGAATACTCTTCTCCTGACACGGCAGCACTGTTGTCTCACTGGGGTTCGTCAGTTGTGATGGATGGCGGCTTCACAGCAGATGCGTCAGCCATTTACAACTACGGCATGACCACTTCTTTGACCAGCCCGAACTCTACGGCTGCTGTGCCGATCATGGCCATCCGTCTTGCTCCATCTGTGGACAACGGCACGACTGGCTTGTTTGGTGTAAAAGAAATCATCAACAGATTGCAGGTTCAGTTTCGTGAGATTGCTGTAGTGACCAACGTCACATATTTGATTCAATTGATTTTGAACGGCGTACCGTCAGGATTCTCTGGATCGTTTGGTAACGTGGCTCAATCAGGTACAACCACAGATTCGATTTCACAAATAGCGGTGAACACTACAAACTCAATAACGATCAGTGGTGGTACATCCATTGCGGCTTTCTACAGCAACACTGGTGGGCAGACCACGTATGACCTGTCATACATTGCGCCAACAGGAAATGCGGCTTTGGGTGGCGGTACATCTAACACTGTGCCAACCAGCCAGGCTAACGTCTTCCCAGATGGTCCTGACATTGTGTATGTGGTGGCCAGTGCAACAATTGCCGGTGCAAGTAACACATGTCTTGCTCGTTTAAACTGGGTGGAGTCTCAGGCTTAAATCTCTTGGACGAGGATGACAACTTCGGATTGTTCAGCATACTGTTTTGTTACGTGTGCTTCAATGATCTGGGTGTCATCCCCATAGACTACGCCGTTCATGGCATCACAAAAACTCTTTGCCACATTATCCCAATCGGGTTTCTTTAAGGGTTTGTCTAGCCCGTTTAAACAGGCTTCCCTGCGTTTATTTGAGTATGACTTTGGCACTGCCATGTTGATGCTGATAAAGACCCGTACAGCGCCTTGGATCGCTTTAGAGTCACCCATCGCTTGCAAAGCGTAAAACCTTATCTGATCTTCATAAGATGCTGTTTTGGCATCTGTGTAGGTTTTGACAAAGTTTCCACGCTTTGCAAACTTGGGGCGACCTTTCCCCCGTGGTTCACCAGGGACGCTGTACGTGACTTGCATCATTTAATCCCCACAAAAACAAGCTATTGATTCTTGTGTTGCGTCAAACATATCAATTTGATCTTTTGTATATTTCATCATGCTTGCATATGTAGGACGATCTTTGCTGAATCTACCTTGAGCCAAATGTTCTTGATTTGCCCACCAAACCGCACGTTCTGGATTTTCTTGAATCATGCTTGCTACTTGGGAAATTGGCTTCATAAAACATAAATCACAATTTGAATAATATCCATTGGTAGGAAGATCAAGATCAAAAAAATTTGTTTTCCAAAAATCTAAAACGTCATTTTTAGTTACTTTGGCATAAACCAACGGTGTCCACTTATCTTTCATTTTGGCAGCACGATATTGTTCATCAGCCCTGATGCCAACAGCAGTAATGTAATCATTAAAACCTATAGATTTTAAATAGGATTCAATAGGTTTTATCTTTGTATTGACAGTGCAGATTCTTTGTACAGAATTAGGTAAGTAAGGTTTACCGTTTTGCCAAATTGATTCTGCAAATGGTTCTCCGTTTCTTGATGCTGTTTGATAAGAAACTACTTTAAACCTATCAACGGGTTTTTCAGCCCATTGATACTCTAACCAAACAATTGACACATTCCAATTAACAGAACAATCATGCACAAATTTAAGAGTTGCTTCATCTTCTTTACCAGTGTTGGCAAAACATACAACAGCTTCATTTGGCAGGCTCATATCATGAGCTTCTAATATTTTGTAAAGCATGTATGCACTTGTTCGTCCACCACTAAAACTGATGCACGTTGGTTCTGTAATTAGGAATGGATTCATTTACTTTCCAATGACTTCTGAAGCACTTCCCGCAGCCACTTGATCCCGCCCAGACGTTTCCATTCCTCGTTGTGTCTGGGGATCAATCTGATTCCGATTGGCTTGCAACTCTTCGTAAGTTCTGACTTTGGTCTTGGCATTGTCGATTTCCATTAAAAACTCTTGTTGTATACCTTTCCAAAGACCAAGCGGATGGCTCTCCAGCTCTTGCACTCTGTACCAAGTATGCTCTTTCCAACCCCTCGTCATGCCCATACGGATCAAGTGATTTAAGGTCTCCTGATAGTATGAGGGCTTGACGGATGGTGGCTGGGAGGAAGAGTCTACCTTCTCTGACTTGATCGAGAATGCGTATTGCTTCATCCTTGGTCATGTCAAAACGGGATTTCGTCATCATCAATGTAATTCTGCTTTTGCAAAGCAGGGCGACCAAAGCCAGGGCGGGGTGTCAAAGGACGGGGCTGCACTTCTTTGGGCGTGTCCTTTTCCTGCTCCTTCAACTGATTCTGTTTCTTGCTCCAGTTGTCTTCACGCAACGACAGTAGCGTAAAACCAGATGAAGTTTCCTTAGTCCAGACACCAAACTTCAGCTTTTCGCCGGCCTTGTAATCCATCTCAAGGGTGATGAATCCAGTGTACTCAGGTGCTTTATCTGACCTGCGCTTCTCTGGTGGATCGTAGTAGGCAACTCCTGTGCCTGGTCTTTGTATGTGTGGGTCTGCCATAAGTTACTCCTTGATGTTATTAAGATTAAATGTGTCGGACATGATTTCTTGGTAATCGAAATGTTTACCAAAACAGTCCTTAAAAAAGATTTCTTCAGCAGAAAATCCCTCTATCCCTTTATCATATACATAGCACTTTTTAGGAATGCTGATCTGATTTTTGAGGAATGCCATGCCTTTGCTGGTGACTTGCCACAGTCCCTCTGACTTCTTGGTCTTGTCTTCTGTCTTGTCTACTTTGACGATCAGACCCCAGTGCTGCAGTGCGGGATAAGTTCTGCTCTTGACGATCCACAGTGGTGCAGTGTCAGTGATCTTTACAAACCCGTTGTCGTTGACTGGCTGGCGTGACAACCATAGCAAGGACAGTGCCATGTTCTCTGTCAGGCTCACAGCATTGATCTTGCCCCAGCGGTCACAGCAAGGACAGCGACCTCCTTCGTTTTCGATGGTAGTGCGCCAATTAGCTCGAATTGAGTCCAGCGCCCCCTCCCCAAAAAAATCCAGTTGTTTCATAAAACTCATGGCTGCACCTCCAACGGTGTAAGTTTGGCCAACAAAGTGGCGTTGCACTTTTCAAGAGCTTTCATACGTTCTTCTTTTGCTTCTTCTGTAAATTTAGGACTCTTCTGTATCTTGATAAACAATACGTTAAATGCTTCAAGCCATTCCTCCATCGTGGCGTAGCTGGCGTAGGCTTCTTCAGCGCCAGGGATCATCAAAGCATAGGGAAGGCTCTGCGTAGGCTCAAATACTTCAGCATCTGATACTGTCTCCACCCGTTCCACGTTGCCCATGTGCTTCGGCGGCGGCTGAAAATCTTGAACTTCTTCCGGCGTATAGACTCCGACAACGCACCCTGGGAAGACGGCACGAATGCCTTCCGAAATAGTTCTCGCACGTAACATTGCTCTTGGGTACTTCGACCAATTATCCTTATTTGCGATTCCAATGCGCTTCGCCTGAGCAAGACTCCAGCCCAACTCAAGTGTACCGCCCTGCGGATGGCTAAAGACTCCCGTAACCTGCTCATCTGTGTATTCCTTCCAAACTACTGAACCACCGGCTGCTTGAAAGCGAGCCAGCATTGCGTCTGCTTTGAGTGCTGGACGGCCTTGGATAACGTGGTAGTCCCGCATTGCCACGGCTGGGTGCATGTTCTCGCCTTGGCACAGCAACATGATTGCCAGTGCTTCCTGAGAGTTCTTGAAGCCAAACATCTTGGATGATGCTGCAACCTCGGCCATCTGTTGCATGTCGTTATACGGAATGATGTTGCTCATATTTACCCCTTAATTAAGAATCTACGGCTACCAGCCTTTTGCACAACAAACTTCTCGTAAATGTCGGGCATGGCTGACTGAAACAGCTTGCCATCAAAACCCATTGTGGGCTTGGCAGACTTCCATGTGGCCAGTACTGAGCCATCAATGGCGACCAGGCTGTCAGCATCTTGCATGTACCCTTGGATCAGTGTCTGGATTTGCTCTTCTTGCTTCTCCAGTTCCTTGATCTTGGCCTTGAGATCAAACAGGATGGCACAGGCTTGCTCGACCGATTGGCTGGCCATCTTTGCTGTACCAGCTACTGAGGCAGGGTAGAGCAGTTTGGTCTGCTCTAGGTCTTCTGGCGGCAGTGTTGTGCCGTTTTGCACATGAGTCCAGACTTCGGACATGGTGCGGATATGGTCAGCCTTCATCTGATCGGTGACCTCGACAGGGATGATGACCAGCTCTTGGCCACCAAACAGGACAGCCAGATAGACCTTGTTCACGCCCACGACTGTTGCTTCATGGATACACTGAGCCATGTCAGCAGGTGGCATCATGCCGGTGTCAGGATCATATTTTGATCTTGTGGCTGCGTTGTAGTTCTTGCATTCGATCAGGACTCTGCGGATGTCTTCGTACCCTTCAAAGTCTATGTGGGTTTTTAGCCACACGTTGTCTGGGTGGCTGAATGATTCATCACGCTTGGTTAACTCAAAACCAAGACGCTGTGCAGCCAGTTGACCAATGATTGGTTCCATGACATGACCCATCTGGACAGCTTCTATGCCGGACAGATCGGGAATAGGCATCTTGCCCAGCTTGGTCAGAATAACTTCGTTGGCTTTACCAGATGCTATGCGTCTGGCATCGCCTGACCACATTGCACTATTGCGGGTTTCGGGTGAAAAGTCACTCATGTCTAATGTCTCCTGCCAAGAGTTCTTGCGTTTCTTCCAAAGTGAATTGGGGCGGGGTGGATTCTTCATAATGCTCACCAAGGGGTGTACAGCGGCCTGAGGGCTTGCGTTCATGGGTGGCAAAGGGTAAGTCTAGGATGGGCAAAAGATCGCCTGTAACGAGCGATATTGGCCGTTCGTATCCGCAACGGGATAGCATAAGGTCATTGGGGGATGCTTCGGATAGAAGCCAGTGCTTGCAGTTTTTACAGAGTTTCATGGATAACTTCCTTTTTGGTGATACTCAAGATTGAGTGATTGAATGATAACACTATGATTAGATAGTGTATTGTTTAATTTTCTTGTCCTCCTTTACTTTGGGGTTATTGGGTTTTACAGTATCTACACCTAGTTTGCCTAGTACTTCACGCCAGGCTTTCTGGGCGGGGATGCAGAGTTTGCCTCCGGCTTCTTCTTTAGCTTTTAGTTTGTATGCCCATTCTTTGCTCATGCTGCTGTCTCCCTATAAAGTTTGGATTGATTGTGTCTACGTCTGATCATTCTTACTTTCACTTTAGATTCCTTTCGGCAATACAAGGGCTACGATAGGGATGATGATAGGTAATAGCATCATTCTTATCTCAACCTTGTGGGGTTGTTATCAATGGGGTTTGACCCTTATTGATATGCACTGCTTTATTTATCGACCCAGAGAATGTGTCTCTGCAACACCCTATCAGCCTATCTAGTCGTTTATCGCTTGTGGTGCAACACTCACGCAGCCGTCCCCCTTGGGTCAAGCTGATCCGCTTTCCTCCCTCGCTGCCACAGACATGGGCACTTAATATCGCTAGGGGTACGGTTGTGTAAAAAGGACAATAAAAAAGCCCCTTACAACTGCCCTCGGTAGAAACCCATTGGTGTAGACCAAGGGCGAGAGCATGTGTAAGAGGCTTAGACATAGTTGCTTTCTACGACAACGGTTAAAAATATATCACGACTTAACAGGACTTGTCAAGAGTCGCCAGGCAGTGGCAGCACACAAAGGGACTTGTCCATTTCCAATGGCTTTAAGTCTGTCCACTCTAGAGGCCAACCCATCAACCACTCTGTCCACGTTGGGTTCAGTTTCCCACCATTGTGCAGACCCGATACTTGTTCCCCAAGGTTGCCCTTGCCCCTGTCCCTCAACGCATGGCGAGAGTCTTGGGCTTTGGGTGTTCCCCACATATTCCGAATTGGATATTTCTGAGCAAATCCCGCCAAATTCATTGTGTATCTTTTCCCCGCCAAAGTTGATGGACTGTTGTGATTTGCCCCGCCCGTACTGCTTGTAGGCGTTGGAACTAGCGACAATCCATATTCGTTCTCGTTTGTGCTTTGCACCAATGTCGGCAGCAGATACAACTCCCCACCTACTGTCATACCCCATTGAGGTAAGGTCTGCAAGGACTCGTTCAAGTCCTCTAGTAACGAGCATTGGACTGTTCTCCACAAATGCGAATCGGGGTCGAACCTCGCCAATAATCCTTGCCATTTCTCGCCACATTCCTGATCGTTCTCCGTCAAGTCCGTCCCCATTTCCTGCAACGGATATGTCTTGACAGGGAAACCCGCCCGATACAACGTCAACAATTCCTGCCCAAGGTCTTCCGTCAAAGGTTTGAACGTCATCCCAAATCGGGAAAGGCGGGAGAGTGCCGTCATTTTGTCGGGCGAGCAATACGCTTGCGGGGTAGGCTTCCCATTCAACGGCGCAGACTGTTCGCCATCCAAGTAGTTTGCCGCCAAGTATTCCTCCACCTGCACCTGCGAAAAGAGCCAACTCATTCATCATCCCCCCAAAATCAATAGAACGGCTAAGAAGCCCACGACAAATGCAGCCAGTCCATATAGCACCACTTCATGTAGGGGCATGGGTTCTACCCATTGGGGTTCTTCCGGAAATGCGTCCATGAGGGTGCGAGGGAATGTCCTAAAAGTGTCGTCATGGTGTTTGAATTTGATCATAATGGGCGCTCCAGGTTAACCAGAATACGGGTTATTTCAGACTCTAATGCTTCACGCTCGCCAATGGTAGTAAACCCATCCTGCAACATTGTCAGCGCCTTACATAGTGCATCAAACATGCATGGGGCTGCAGCCATTAGACGGGCATTGACCAACGCCTGGGCATCATAATCGGGCTGCTTTTTGAGTGATGGGGCTTTAAGGGCCACTGCCGATCCGATTGACGGGCCATTATCTGCAGGGACAATATACCGGCCCTGCGTGTGCCAGGGTCCAGGCGTAGTGGTTGTCAATTGATGGGTGGTATCAGGCGTGTCAATTACTATCATGATTTTATTCTCCAAGGGTTTAGGGGTTTAGATAGTGCAGCAGCCACAGCATGGGGCATCTTCGCAGCGTCCGGCCTTGTTGCGATAATATTCCTGGCCACTGAAATTGAACACGTGCGAGCGGTATTCTTTAGGGGTACGTGTACGGGCTGCCAGATAGGCGCTGTCGTTCTCCGATTCCATTAGGCAGCTACTGTCTACTTCCGGATCCCCTGGTTCACTGATAAAAGCTTTTTTGGCAACAGTGTCATAAATTATTGAGTCCCCAGGGTTTATAGGTATGCCGGTTAAAGCACAGCGGCCAGGGTACTTGGCTATCATTGATTTTTGCATGATGGAACTTCCTTAAATTGATTTATAAACGTAGGACTATATAACCCCTATCCCTTGCAGAATAGGGGCTATATGGGGCTATTTAATAGCCTACAGCGTAATCTTCTAGGCTAGTGACAAGGCCGTCAAAGTCTTCGCTGCTACCGAGCATATCGGCCATGGCAAACACAATGCTCGCATCAATGCCTAGGCTATCGGCTAGATCGAGTAAATACTCTTTACGTGTTTCAAACCCGTATTCTTGATAAATTGTCATGATGGGAACTCCCTTAATTGATTGATTGAAAACCCTGTGAAACACAGGCCATAAACCCCTATTTCTAAGGGTTTACAGTCTATACTCAAGCTTGCATTAATCGGATAACCCTGGCCATCTTTTGACCATGCGCTGGATAGCATATCAAGTCAACCGATTTATCCCAGCATGCCCGGCATCCGCTGCACTTACCCTCATGTTCATATGCCCGGCATAAACTAGAACCAGGTTGATCCTGGTAAGTAGCTGCATCTGGACCGATCACCGATCCATGCAAGCCAGGGATATATTCGCCGGTTATTGAGTCGCTAGAGAATCGCACTGACACGTTATCGAGTGCTTTCATGGCATCAAATACCATGCGAAATTTTGGGAATTTATGCATACGTGTAGGCAGCCAGTGCTTGCACCAGGGCGTACGCTGCATAACCTCTAGAATCTTTTCTGCCAGTGCAAGAGAATATACGTCCCCAGAATCAAACCAGCGGAAATAACGATCATTCTCTAATGCAGCCACCATATCATCAACCCAGTCCATGCGCTCCCAGTCCGTACGATTGAATTCTCTAGGGGCTTTGACGTTAGGATAATTGTAGTTGCCTGTAGTGGCATAGCATCCCTTACACGCATCAACTAATACGCCGGGACTTGCAATTGATCCGGGACAAGTATCGATAGCTTGCAATGACCAGGATCTTATCCCGTCTAACTTTGATGTAATTGAAATTCTCGGCATAACAATGCTCCGGTTAAAGTGCAAAATAGCACTGAATAGCCCGTAGGCTATCCGCTGCTATCTTAAACCTTGATTACATTCTCTAAACCATAAAAATGCTCATGGTTAGCTAAATAACCTATAAACAGCATAATGTCAGGCTGCTGGCCTACTATGTCGCTAGTATCTTTGCAGATACCAGGTGAAGTTAAAAATTTAGACTCTAAACCACACTCTTTAACCAGTACGTTTAGATTGTCTACTGTAGTGCTTACACGTGCTTTTAATATCATGGTTACTTTCCTTTGAGTTAAGATCATGCAAAATTACATGATGATTATATAACGAGACAACTACAGTAATGGTTGACAACAATCTAAAATAATTTATTGTTGTATTTATGCCATTGTCAGTTAAGTGTAAGCATACTCTATACAATGATGTTACATACCCTAAAGCTTATATCATGTGATAGCATCATAGTGATTAATTGATAGTTATCCACAATGGTCATCATGGGGTAAGGCTGAATGTATTCCGCTTATCGTTCTCAGTACAATAAGCATAATACATGCCTGATATGGTACTATGTGATGCTATACGTTCTATACAGTACATAAGGCGTAATGGAATGGACGAGTGAATGGGATGCTAGCTCTATGTGGTGTGACCCCCACATTGCTCCCACCCCCAAAAAAAATACTGGTATTCGGATAAGATGTGATTTACATCAAGAAGTGTGTGGATTGGCAGGTATGAAGTCGGTCATGTGGCCTCTGAGGTAAGGTGTCTTGCAAGCCAGCCTATCCCAAGTCATTCACTCCGATGCTCTGTGTGGATCGCAACCACAACAGTCCATACTCTTGTTGGTGCATGTGTTAATATCTCTGTATGTGTGTATTAAGGGATAGATCATGTTAGAGATTGCTATAGAGAAGAGAGTACCAATACCAGCGATACGTAAGGTATATGCTTATCCGTATGAGAAGATGTCTGTTGGTGATTCATTTACTGTTCCACTAAACGACAGAGCTAAAGTGCTGAATGCCAATTGGAGGGCTGGTAAGCGGTTTAAGATCAAGTTATCTGCCAAAACCCAAGGGGATGTAGTACGTACTTGGAGGATTGAATGAGATTAGTTAACTGGTACTGGACACCTGTCAAACAACATTACTTTAAAAATGTTATTCAGTGGTACTACGATGATGACAAGAAAGAACATGTGTATGTCAGTCGTGGTGTGATGTGCATGGATAACTTTGGTAATTTAGTTTCTTGTAATCCATGAAATTTGATCTAGATCGGTTTTACCGCTTCTGTGCTCAACTCAAGATTGAGTCCAAAGAAGATGGTTTGATTCCTATGGCAAAGCCCTTGGGGACTCAGACGTATGTGATGGAAGAGATTGCAAAGGGGTTAGACGATGACATTCACTTCTTCGTTATTCTCAAAGGTCGGCAATTGGGTATCACGACCATATCACTGGCTCTTGACCTCTACTGGCAATTTACTCACCCTGGATGGCAAGGTACGTTGGTGGCAGATACAGAAGAGAACAGAGACATGTTTCGTTCAACACTGGGGATGTATATGGAAGGACTTCCCAAAGAGTTCAAGATTCCCTTGGTGGCCCATAACCGTAACCAGATGGTACTCAAAAACAGAAGCCGCATCTTTTACCAGATTGCTGGAAATAAGTCTCGTCTGGGGCAGGGTAAAGCTATTACTTATCTTCACGGCACGGAGACAGCCTCTTGGGGAAATGAAGAAGGACTCGCATCCCTTTTAGCCTCCCTTGCCGAAAAGAACCCAGAACGCCTGTACATGTTTGAGAGTACCGCCCAAGGCTTTAACATGTTCCACGACATGTACAAGACCGCCAAGTTTGCCAAGACCCAGAAAGCCATCTTCTGCGGCTGGTGGCGCAATGAGTACTACTCCGTTGAAGCAGACACCCCCATGTACAAAGTTTACTGGGATGGCAAACTAACTGGTGAAGAGAAAGAGTGGACCAAGGAAATCAAGAAGCTGTACGGCTTTGAAGTCAACTCCCGCCAGATGGCTTGGTGGCGATGGAAGATGGCTGAAGGCATCAAGGATGAGAGCTTGATGTACCAAGAGTTCCCACCCACTGAGGACTATGCCTTTGTGATGACCGGCACTTCCTTCTTCTCAAACAGCCGCTGCACTGAAGCCGCCAAGATTGCCAAGAAGACCGTACCTGATTGTTATCGCTATACCTTTGGCCAACACTTCCAAGACACCCAAGTGTTGCGTTCAACAGAACGACTGGGGACTCTGCGTATCTGGGAAGAGCCTGACGATAAAGGCTACTACGTCATCGGTGCTGACCCTGCTTACGGAAGTAGTGATTGG